AGTTACAGAAGGAGTCGGAGTTACTGAACTTGTCGGAGTATTACTTGGCGTCGGAGTAACAGTACTTGTTGGAGTATTACTTGGAGTATTACTTGGTGTTGCAGTTACAGAAGGAGTTGGAGTAACAGAACTTGTTGGAGTATTACTTGGTGTAGCCGTTACTGATGGAGTCGGAGTAACCGAACTTGTTGGTGTGTTACTTGGAGTTGCCGTTACTGACGGAGTCGGAGTTACTGAACTTGTTGGTGTGTTGCTTGGAGTACTTGTAACCGTTGGTGTTACAGTACTTGTCGGAGTATTAGTTGGAGTGTTACTTGGTGTTGGTGTTGGTGAAGCACCTGGAGTTAATGAAGGAGTCGGTGTTACACTACTTGTTGGTGTATTACTTGGAGTTGCGGTAACTGACGGAGTCGGAGTAACTGAACTTGTCGGAGTATTACTTGGAGTTGCAGTAACTGATGGTGTCGGTGTTACACTACTTGTTGGTGTATTACTTGGAGTTGCGGTAACTGACGGAGTTGGTGTAACAGAACTTGTCGGAGTATTACTTGGTGTACTTGTCGGAGTCGGAGTAACAGAACTTGTTGGTGTATTACTTGGAGTACTTGTAACAGTTGGTGTTACAGTACTTGTAGGTGTTGGAGTAGTACCAGGACTCAATGATGGAGTCGGAGTAACAGAACTTGTTGGCGTGTTACTTGGAGTACTTGTAACCGTTGGTGTTACAGTACTTGTAGGTGTACTCGTTGGAGTATTTGTTGGTGTACTCGTTGGTGTGCTCGATGGAGTGTTATTTGGTGTTTGAGTAGGAGTATTACTTGGTGTCGCGGTTGGCGTTGCGGTAATTGTTGGTGTAACACTAATCGTTGGGGTAATACTCGGAGTCGGAGTATTTGTTGGTGTGTTAGTAGGTGTTGGTGTTGGAGTAACATCAACAAAATTACATATATAAATGTGTGGTGGTGTTGTAATAACACCAGTGTTACCACTAATATAAAAATCAGTATTTGTACATGTTTCATTTAATAAATTATAATCGGTAGATGCTGTTAAAACTAAACTACCAGTTGTAGAGCCACTTGCTATTGGAATTGCTGGATAAAATACTACAGGACTACCTGAAGTAACACCTAAAGTATTTTTAAAATTAACGGTAATATTTTCAGTGGCAGCCTCACTAGAAACAACACTATATGTTGATTTAACACTACCAGGTGTTGTGGTGATTGTTATAACATATGAACTATATGCAATAACTTTATGACTAACCAATAAGTCATTACAACCATCTTGAGTATTTACAACATTTAATGTATATTCTGTTCCAAAAGTAGACCCAGGTACTGTTATAACAACACCAGCAATCATTTGGTCTCTTGTTTGATTCGTCTTTATTGGACTAGTTGTCGAAGTTGAACCTGTATATATATCAAACGGACCTATTGCATTAGAATCTAATGTAAGCCTTACTATAAATTGCGCCATCTACTTTTTTTAATAATAAATAGTTTATCAAACAAAAATATCCTGATAAATTTGTGAGATTTTTATTAATTAGGCAGACTGACAAGGAAGGATTTCAAAATATTCGCAATTGTTACTATCAATAATCTTTAACATGACTGATGGTGCTCCATCAAAAAAACTAGATAAACTATAATCTTGAGGTAATAATAATGGACTTGTCGCCATAACAGAACAATTATTTCCGTTTGCATCACAAACATATAAAGTATATGGTGATGTAGCACCACTTACCGAACTTAATGTAATTTTAGAAGCCATTAACTAACACAATTTGCATCATAATTTATTTGTAATTCAATTTTAATGACCGCACCTTTTAATGGGTCATTATTACCACTACAATCTGAGTTTATAATAATCTGATTATTTAATAAATCTATAGTAACACTACCAACTTCAGGAATTGTATTTAATATTCCCTCTACTGTAGATATCCATTCACTATCAGTTGGAACAGAATTCAATGTTGTTGCAGTATAAAATGGAACTGTTGCTCCACTTACCCAACCTGTTGAACCTGTAATTGATACCACCGCATTAAATACAGCTTCATTTAAAACGCAATTTGTATTTCCTGATGTAACATCTAAAAATCCTTCATTTAACATTTTTCTCATACTTCTTTTTGTATTTGTTGTGGTTGTAAACAATTGTTCACAAACACCAACAACACTATAAGCAGTCACTGTAGCTGAATTACATATTATGGTGATATACTTAGTCTTTTCACAGCCATCACTATCCGTTACTGTTACACTATAAGTATCTCCTGATAAATTTGAAATTGTGGAATTTGTATTACCGTTACTCCATAAATAAGTAAAAGGTGGGTTACCATTAGTTACCACAACTTCGGCTGAACCGTCATTTCCATAAACACAATTGGTTCCAAAAAGTGAAAAATCAATTAAACCTCCACCTGTAATATTAAATGTTTTAGTAACACTACAATTATCATTGTCTGTTACTGTAACTGTGTAAATACCTGAACTTAAATTTTCAAATGTATATGCACTAAATGGTAAATCTAAATATTGTTGTCCATCACTTAAAACATAATCCAATGGTGATGCGTATCCTGAACCTACCTCAACTAAAACTGCTCCATTATTATTACCACAAGTAGAACCAGTAAGTGTTGTTGAAACATTAAATTTATTTTGAGAAGTAATAGTTTTAGTTGTTGTATAAAGACAATTTGAGCCTGTTCCTGAAATAGATATCAAATATGTATCATTTGATAAATTTATAAATGAGGCAGATTGAGATGTTGTAACTTGGGTTTGTTGAAAACCTGTTGTTGTACCAGTTATTGAATAAATATAATTGTTTGATAATGTACCTGCTATAATAATATTAATCTCACCGTTTGTATTACTACAATTTGAATTAACTACAGATAAACTAACAACATCAAAACCTCCTGGTGCTGTTAAAGTACCTATAAATGTTGCCTTACACAAATCATTATCCGTAACACTTAAACTATATGCACCACTACTTAAATTTGTCAACGTAAATGTTCTAGAATTACTAAATTCTTGTTGACCAGTACTACCTGAATAATAGAATGGAAGAGTTCCACCCGTTATTGTGAAAGTTAATGAACCATTAGATGTAAAACAATCTGGAGTTACAGCAGTTAATGAACCAAGACCCAACGCATCTGTTAAAGATATTGTTTGGGATTTTGTTCGTACACATCCTAATGAATCTGTAACAGTAACTGTATATGTTCCAACAGTTAAACCTGTTATTGTATTTCCTGTTTCACCATTATTCCACAAATAAGTATACGGTCCTTGTCCTGTTAATCCCGTTACAGATAGTTTACCTTGATTTTGAACACAGTTGGATGCGTTAACAACCCAAAAACCATAATCTAATTGTGTTGATGCTGAAATTAAAAATGTTTCAGTTTGAGCTGTTGCACCACCTGAATCTGTAATATACGCATGATACAATCCACTTGGGAAATTTGTAAATTGCCAAGGGAAAAAGTTTGCACTAGCACCCTGATAAAAAGTATTTCCACTATAAATTTTAATATCATATGGTGCTGTTGTTGAACTTCCACTTATAAAAAATTCTCCATTATCCTCTCCACATGTTGTACCCACAATTCCTAAAGCTTCAGCACAAAAACAATCACTTACAGTAATATTAACATATAGTTCTTGGTTATTTGGTGATGTAGAGTCTGATAGTAACCATGTATAGTTTCCACCACTCATTGAAGTAAATTCAAATGGTCCATTGCTTGACGCACCATTCAATGAGCTATTACCTGGAACAACATTCAATAAAGAATAAGGTGCAACCCCACCTGATGGTTGTATACTTACGGCACCATTACCAATATTCTCACAAACACCTGTTATTGAAAAAGTGGCATCCAATGGAGCACAATCAGGAACACAAGATGATGAAGTAACATCAATACCCGAATAATAATAACTTGTATCAAGACAAATACTAAAGCCAGCATTATACCCTGACTGTAATACTCCACAACAATCAGTGTAAGTCCAAGTAGTTCCGGTGGTTATTGCTGAAAAACAAGCCATTATTGACAATTAATTGTTATATTAATACCCGTATTTAAGTATAGTGTTTTATTTGTAAAGTCATCATAACATGATGAGTTTGCCACAGTAATAGTATTACCATTTATAAAATAAGTAAGTCCATACTGATATAAGTACTGAAGTTTATTATTTAAGGCTATTATCCAATCTGAATTTGTAGGTACGTCATTACCTCCATAACCCGTATAAAATTTTTGTTGAACAAGTATTGTATTATCTAATCTTAAATCAACATACCATTCACTAACTATTGAATTAGTATCACAAACACTATATGAAGATGTTACTTGTGAAACTGTATCTGACAACATCTGTTGAAAACTACTTGCCGTTGATGTTGATGACGATTCAATCCAGGGGTATATACCACATTGAATTGTTTGGTCTATACAATCATATCCCATTATCTGTCCTTCAAATGTACATGGAACACAAGGAATCGGTACAATCTCACAACCCCTCTGTCTTCTCCATACCACCTTCTGTCTATGGAAAACAGAGTTTTCCATTTTTTGTCCACCCATCCAAATTGTTGATGCCGGTAACAGTTGTTGGACCATTCTAATCCAATAATCACCCATACCCAAAGTGTAATCAATCATTTTTTGATATGTGTATTGATTAGATGGGACATTAATTGCTTGTTCTGAATTTAAATAATCCCAATAAATTTTTTGTAGTGTTGGGTATCCTCCTCCTTTACCATCGTCAATTGTTTGACGATTTCTAACATTAATCATGTTATTATAGAATGTTTGAGCAAATTCAAAAAATGTCTTTTGTTTTGGTTTGGGGTCAATGACCGTCCAATCAATGCCACCTGGTGAAGGATATGGTGAAGTTAAGCCTGAGTTTGGTATTGGATAGTTGTATTTTACAGACATATTCCATACATCATATTCAAGTCCTTGACCCATATTCATATACAGGTCAATATTTTTGGCGTTCAATACTAATTTTTCATTTGAAACTCTATAGTATGCATTAAAACCGTCCGAACTATTCCTTAATCCTAAATTTGTATTAGACCAAGATTTTTTATTATCATATTCTCTTGTTAATCCAAACCCTAAATTCAAATAAGGAAGATTTCTAAACCTATCAAAATATTGTTGTCCGTAGGTAAATGGTTCTAATATTGTTTGTGAATCTGGATTTGTTCCAGTATATTTTGTAGCATTTACTTTATTTATTGCCGGTGACCTATGTTCCGGTGTTGATGTATACCAACCCGCACCTTTTTCAAAAAAGAATGTAGAGTTGTTTGTTGGTGCCACAGGATATCCTTCATTGTCAACCGGAAAATCTTGTCTTCTTAATCCTGTATTAATTACTACAGAATCAGTGGTAAACCCTGTATATACTACACCTTTTATTTTAAATGTATTATTACTATCAAATGTTGGTGTTTCGTCATTGTATGTACCACCAGATATTTGACTATATTTTTGATTAAATTGGTCCATGTTAATTGGACCGTCAGCTAAATAAATAATTTCATTAAAATCTATCAAAGCTTCGGGTGCACCAACTGACCTTAATACCCATTCAATAGCTTCTCTTTTACCCTTACTTTTAAAAAGATATGCTGAATTTAAAATTAAGTTTCTATAAAATTGATAGTTAAGTTCATTTGGTGTTTTATCTCTTGTTTGACCAGGATAAATAGATTGATTTTTTGTACCAAAAACAGATTGTAAAAAGTCATCATTTGTAACAGGTGATATATTAGTCTGCCACCCTAATGTTAATGCTAGATTATATAACAATTGTGAGGGTATATCATTTTGTGGAACATAATGTACTGAAGTAATATAAGCTAATGCATCGATGAACTTTTTTGTTTCATCAAAACTTCTACCATATATCTGTAATACTTTTTCAACCTTATGGTCCTCAGTATCAAATTCATGAAATGATGCTGTAGTTAAAAATCTACTAATAAGATTTGTTTTAAACCCATCTAAATCTTCCGCAATTAAATTAAGATTATTTAAATACGTTTCAAATTTATTTGTTCTAATATCTATATTCCATAAACCATCTAAATTCCATGTAACACTTTTATTTAATATTTGATACCTACCATTATCATCCGCCACAGGAACTTGGAATATTGCCGTAAATTTTGGTTTAACTAATCTATTCAATAAGAAATCTTCAACCTCATCAAATGGGTCTTGAAAAGATTTTTCAGTTTCAAATCCATTAGGTTTAATAACAATACTTTCTAAACTTGTTGATTGTCCCGAAAATGGATTACCAATTACAACAAATGTAACAGTACCAGCTGATAATTTAACAGATGGTGTAAAATCATAAACAAGATATTCTGTTTCTAAATTACTAACATAGATTGAATACTTACCATAATTTAAAGTTAAATTTCTTAATGGACTTACTTCAAAAGGTCTTACCGATATATTTCTTGTTGCGTTTTGAGAATAGTCAATATCAAATGGATTTTTGAATCGAGTTACGTCAATAGTTAGTGTTGTTAAATTTTCTTGTGAATCATAGGAAATATTATATGCAGTATTTCCTGTTGTATAATCATAATATGTTTTATCAATCTGAATCGCTGCAGGAAAATAATTAATTATTTTTGTAACTGAAGCACTAAATCTTTTTTGTAATGAACCGTATAATGTAAAATTAGTGACTTGACTTATATCATAATTTGGATAAACTCTATAATTTTTTGCAATTATTGTTTTAGACTCTAATAAGTTACTAATTTGTAAATCTTCTAAACTGATTGGGTCTGAAAAAACACCAGTACTAAATGTCCTATTAACTTTTTGAACAACTGAAGTACTAAATTCAAAGTTGCCTTGAGTCAATCCCCCTCCATCAACAATTTGTAATCCTACAATGTTGTCAGAAAAGGTTCCACTACCATTACCTGGTGCGGGAGGATATCTGTACTTATTACTTGCCATTAACTAACTACGTTTGTAAAGTTTTTACTAAAATCAATATTATCTCCTCTGTCTTGACGAACCTCAAACAATAAGTTGTTAAACTCATCTCTAATTTCAAACAAGTTGTATTGTTTATAGATATTATTTTGAGTATCATAGATTGTGTAGATACCATCTTCAATACTTTTAGTCTGATTACCGTAAAGAGCAATTCCAAGAGTATCCAAGTCGTAATTAGCAACTTGTATATCCAATGTCATTGGATTAAAGAATGTATTTGTTACTATTATATTTTGATTTGGTTGACCAATATATGGTGTTGCCGATGGTTTGTTAGTTGGTGCACTTGTTGGAGAAACCGTACAGAATATTAAATCACTACCGCTATCAACATATCTATATCTTATAGCTTTTTGTGATGTGTTAACTAAATTAGTAACAACAGGCTCACAAAAGAAAGATGACGTAATGATACGATAGAAATTTGGAACTTTTGTTCCATCAGAATTTAAATATTCAACACGAAAACCAACAAGACCTTGATTTACAAAACGGTTTCTATAACCCTGTGGAACATTATTTAAATCTATTATAATACCTTTAACATTTGGTAGGGATGCTAACACACCACAATCTGTGATGGTAGTTCTAATTTGTGCAGGTCTAATATATAGTGTATATATGCCAAGTTGATTGAATTCAGTTGCTGGTAGTTTTAAATTATATAACCCACCCAATATTTCCACATTTGCATTCCCACCTGTTTGATTGTTGTTGAAGTAGGGAGTTAAAATACTGGCCGCATCTAATTTCCTTAAAATAAAATTCTCTGTTACGTCTCTTGACGGTGTGTAATTAAGAATAATTTCCACATCTTCAGGAGACATGTCTGCTGGTCTTGTTGTTCCGTATGTTCCTAACGCCATTTTATTGTTCGTTTATGTTGTAGAAACCATATCCATAACGAATAAGGTCTCCGATGTTATCGACTTCTCCAAGTCTCTGTAATCCTTCAAATGCTGAATTCTTACCTCTTTCAATAAATATTTCAGATTGAATTTCCGGTTGCATTACAACATCTAATAAATTTTCTTCTTTAGCTAATGGTACCGCAACTAAGTCATTCGATGTAAATCCTGATGAATTAAACAAAAATAATGTCCTTCCATTTGGATAATCATAATATGTAATACCATTAATAGTATATGATGTGTATGTTGTATCAATAGTTAAAACCCTTCCGTATTCTTCTCCATCTTTGTATATGGTGACAGCCGGGTCATAAGATATTTTTCCATATGTTTTTAAATCTAATAATTTAGATTTTGTAAAACCTGTAACCAAATAAGGTACAGATACATAATTTGAACTCACTTGAGCCGCAACATTATTCTCTGCATCTCCACTGAATAAAAAAGCATATGTTGTCGGAGTCCCACTCCAATTACCTCCTTGAGATTGAAATGTTATAACTCCATCGTCATTTGTTACTGTCGCACCTGTCATAGGTAACGATATTGGTTTATTAATATTAATAATTCCCCAGGGGTTTGTCTGTGTTAATCTTATAGTATAGTTAGATGGTGTTAAAGGATAGTTGTGTGTTATACTACTCAAAGGAAAAACTTCATCATTAGAACCATCTCCCCAATTTACTTTATATGATGCAAATTGATTTAATCCAATAAATTGTTCTGATGTATTATAGACAGTTATATTATATTTGTTTGCCGTAGTAGCCGAAAAAAGAAAATTAGTTATGGTATTATATTGAACCATTAGTCCATCAAAAGGACTGTAATATCCTAAATCATTAAAACTTTCTGTAAACAAAATTGGCATTGTTAGTCCTGTTAAAAGACTACTACCACCAGTACCTCCGCTGAGTATTTCTGTCATTGCAGAATATACACCAAAAGTATTTCCACTATATGTAACAGTAGAAATGTCGGTTTTTAATACCTCAGGAGAAATTCTATAATTATACTGAATACTATTCATTATGGGTTAACATATTCGTACCATGTTATGGGGTTTGTAGTTGTCCCGACCCTTGTTAGATTCCCTAAGGGGTCTTCTCTATATATTTTATATTCGTAATTTTCATAATCTAAACTACACTTATAATAAAATTTATAATCTTTATTAAAATTAAATTTATCTGTAAATGTTCCTTGACATTCATTTGTTAATCTAATGAATTCTCCTTCTTTAGCATTAAAGAATTTTGCACTCATATAAAATTCAGATAAATCCAAATAATCCGTATTTTTTAACCAATAAATAAAAAAACCTTCTTTATCCCCAATATAATCTAAAATGTATTGTGGTTTTTTAATATTAACGGTAGTTAATTTGTTGATTGTTCCGATTTGAGAAACTTCTGTTAATCCTTCTTGTGTAGGTATTACAATTGTAAAATAGTTTTTTTGACTTTCGCTAGATTTAGTATCATAAAAATCTAACTTAAAAAAACTATTCTTAAATGAATTTGCATAATAATAAACCTCATCAGATGTAAACCCTTGAGCCAAGTATGAATTTGCCCATAGGTCACAATTTGTGGTTGCCGTTACACTTATATTACTATTATAAAAATAAAATAAGTAATTAATACTCGTATTGACTGTTGAGCCGTCCCAAAAAGAATGTGGAAATCTTGTAACTTCAAAATCTTGAACAGGGTTTATAACCTGATTAATTGCGTAATCTTCATATTCAACAAACCCTTGTTCTTTACCCAAATTATCAAAATCAAGTTGAATGGGTATATTAATCTGTTGATTATTAGGAGATATGATTAAACGGTAATTATTCACAATTGTCAATTATTGGTTGTTTTATGTCTTGATAATAAATACCCTCCGTATTTCTTAATATAGGTGTTTGTAAGAAAAGTATCTGTTTAAATGGATAATGAGAATTATTAATAAATGGATTGTCAATACCAATACCATTACCATCTATAAATCCATATGAATATAAATCTCTCCATCTCCACAATCTGTCATTTTGTGAATAATATGAATACTCAGGTATTCCAATTACTTCGTTCCTATTTCCGGTTTCAATATAATCTGAAAACGCTCTAATTGGGACATCGTAATGTGTTTTATAAGCATATCCTGATGGTTGTTCCAATGATGAATTATTTTGAAACAATAAAGGATTAAAGCTATATTTGTGATATAGTGGTGATATCATTGTTTCTTTTTGTTCATAATCATTCCATTCACATATATCACCTTTTATTATATGACCATTAGTTAAAGTTTTATTATAATAAAAAGTATTAGTACCAATAGTATAACTACCGACAGGTATATTATCTTTGTTACTTAACAAATTGTGGTTCCACCACGTATCTTCATTAATATTATCAAAATTAAATTCCCACCCAATATCAATCGCACTAGTGTCAGAATTAGGATTATATGGTCTATTAAACCAACCCATATATCCTTTATTAATAATAGTAAGATATAAATTAGTTATTGGTTTATTATTATTGTCTTTAAGACCTGTAATGTCAATGTCCCTATCAAATGAAAAAGTAAAAACTTGATTTCCTTGTTTGTAAGAAATTCTTTGGACATTATTTGGTGTTAATCCACTATATTCAAGTTGTCTTCTTGTAGTAAATGATGTGTTTTCAAAACCTCCTTTTACTAAATCAAGCTCTTCACCATCAGTTAATAATTTGTGTAATCTAACATAATATTTAGAAGTGGTTTCTCCACTATTTTTTATATCTATAATTCTTTTAAATGTTCCAACAGTATCATCTTGAAAATTTGATGCACCATATCCAATATTATAAATTGAAAATACTTTTAAATCAGAATTATAATATTCATCGCCAATTGAAAACACAGTAAAAGTATCTATACCATTAATTGAGAAATTTAATTTTACATATTCCCCTATAGATAAATTATGATTTAAAGCACAATAAAAAGTTATTAACGGCTTACCATTAAAAAATCTATTTTTAATCACAAAAGGAATACCATCTGATATTGTTGTTTCTCCTACTGAAATTCCAAATCTTGAATTTGTATAAGATATTTTTTGTTGTGTGTCACTACTAAATGGATATGTTACATACATATTCCAATTGTATGTTGAAGCACTTTTAGGTACGTAAGTAGTATGTCCACTAATACCTTCTTCTCTAACAAAAGTAAATTCTTTATATTGTGGATATCCTTGCCATACTCCATTTACAACAGAAGATTCGGAATTTAAATAATACAAATCATTAAGAAATGGAGTATATGTTGTTCTACCACTAACACTGTTATTTATAATATTTGTAATTTTACCTGAAATTCTTATAATATTACTAGCCTGTCTCTCTTCATCAAACCTTTGAGCTAAGTTTAATAAAACAGTTCTATCTCCTTGAGTATAGTTTTTTTGAGACGACTCAAACGGGACTTGTAAAAACAAATCTTTATCTGAATTTCCTTTAAATCTTTTAGACCCAGGTATGTATATTATTTCATTCTCGTTCCCCATTAAATAATATATTTAGAAATAAACCTGTTCATGGCTGAATTGCCTCTTCTAAGACCAAAATAAAAATGATAAGGAGCACCAACTAAGTAATATATATTTTGACCGCTTGGCCAATTTTCATTTAATGCACCTGAGGGGTATTCATTATATATGTAACCTAAATTCTTATCATTATAGATATTGGTATCAAATTTAAAATAAGGCGAAGTGTCAAAATCTAAGTTTTGATATTTTGAAGATTGTATGGGTAAATTTGTATTCCAATTATTATCTTCATTACCAAATATACTTGTTGTCGAATCTGATTGCCATCTATAAAATGGAATTGTTTGAGTCTTTGGGTAACCAAAATAAGTGTACGGTGTTGTACCAGGACTCAATAATTGTCTTAATTCTCTATTACTATCGAAAAATATACCTAAAACCGGTCCATTTGATTTATTATCTTGTCCAACATAAATTTTATCATCAGTATAATTTGTACCTAAAAATGGGACTACACCAAATTCAGAATTAATACTAAATAGTTGAGCAACATCGCCATCTACTCTATCTCCACTTCTACTAAACAACGCATTTATCGATGCATTTCCAGAATTAGTTAGTCTACCTAACCAACTGGAATTTGAAAGTCTAGAAATTATAAACATGTTTACAATTTCACTTGTGTCACTATATGATGTAGATTTTAATGTGTCAACCAAATATCCTTCAAAATTTGGGTCAAAACATATTTGTTTTGTAAATTGGTCTTTTGGTCCTAAATCCATTATTGTAGTTGGGAACCATAAATTTCTATCATTAACCGCAGTGTAAGGTATATTAAGAATTGGCAACAAATATTTAGTTTGTCCAACAAATACACCATTTTGATATTTTGTTGATTTATAATAAAAATTATTAGAATCGGTATTAAAATAAATTGGTCCTTCACCCGATGTAATTAAATTTTCAGGGTTACCACAATACGTATAATGGTCAACTTCATTATTACTATTATATACCGCACCTTTATCAAAAGATGGCATATATAATGTACCATTAACCCAATTATTTTGGAACATTTGGGCTAATGCACCATTACAAATTGCCGCCATCATTCTATATCTACTATACCATTCAAAGAAAAGTGTTATATCTCTTGGTAAACTAATATATGGTATTTTTACTAATCTATAACAACCGTTTATTACATCCTTATTCCCTAAAATATCTTCATTTTTATTTTCATCAATTGTTAAATTTTTACCATAACCCTCATAAGCACTCAACCTAACCATACCATCACAAGACATAGAGGTAATGACATTATTATATGATGAAGACGTACTACCCGTAAAATCTTGCGAACCAGTTATATCATTATTTGTTTGAATTGGTAGTATTGGTGCATATGAAACACCCGATTCATTAACGGTATAAATTGCAAATTTTTGGTTTTGATGTAATAAGAAACTTGAACCATAATAATTTTCAGTTTGGTCCGATGTAGGTAATCTATCACTTCTGAAAACTATTCTATTACTATTATTAATATTTATTCCATTTGAACCATTAAATACTGTTGTACCGTTATATAAAACAGGACTATAAATTCTACCTTTTTTATTTTTAGCATACCCATCTATTGATATTAATGACGCCCCCTCAATATAACTTTGTTCAATAAAATAGTTAGTACCGTTTGGTATGTCTGAGCTTTTAGCTACTGAACCATTTGGTGGATTTTGTGTATACATTCTTGGTCTTTCAGTGTCATTTGGTACTGCAAGCCAATTTTGTTTAGTTCTATCCAAATCTGAATATCTAAGTAATTCTTTACTATAGAATGAAATAAATTTGCCACTATTTGGTGTAAATGTAAAAGATGGATGAAATAAAGTATTATTACTATTATCTGTAACATTGTGAGTTTCAGGTGTTAACCAACTACTTCTCCATGAGCCAGAACTTGATGTTTGTTGCATTGGAATATTCAAATAATATTCTCCTTCTATTTTTACATTTCCAAACTTTTGTCCGCAGAGTACAGATAAATCATATTCAATATTTTGTTTTTTAGTATATGGGTCAACACCTCTTGTAAGTAATATTATATCGTAGTCCAAATAGTCGGGTATTGTCCACAAAGGTTTAAAAGGTCCATATGTTGTATTAGAAATTGTACCACTATTATAAATTATAGTTTGTTGATATCCATAAGTTGCGTTTCTAATAAGACTGTATATATTCTCACCTATTAATGTTTTCCACTCTGATACTGTTGAACCTGTTATTATTTGAAAATATTCAACTCCCGATTTAAATTTATAATAATTTTCTGAGCTGTCGTTTGCTAAAATTTTTAAATTAACCGCATTATTATATGTGCCATTTGGTCTTAGATTTGGAACTGTTACATTTACTAAATTATTTGCATTATATTTTGAAGTTCCTGTCAATGCGTTATTGCCAAATTGATTTGTTGTTAACCCTGTTAAGTTTTTGTCTTCTATTTTTGTAATATCACTAAAGGTTATCAAATTACCAGTTCCAAATGTATTAAAACTACCAGGGTCACAAAGTAAAATCATTACATTATCATATAAAGGGTCTGAAACATCAACGGTATTAGTTCCTGGTATTTTATTCTTTACCGTTGTTTTTATCATATTTGCCTCAAGCGGAGAACCACCTAAATTTTGTGCCCATGAAAATGTTTGTGAATTAAAATATCTTTGTCGTTGATTAATTAAATTTAATTTATGTGCTAATGTTGGTCCTTTAGATACTCCCCAATTACCTGTACCAAAATTAAAATATGGAACTCTTTGCAAATTACCATCTCCAATACCCGATTCATTTCCTGATAATAACCATCTTAAGCTTTTATTGAAATCTTCATTATTTGCCGGTGCAAAATTAGAGAAAAATCCTCTATCATTAATATTTGCTAATATTGATTGATTTTTCCCTAACTGTGAATTAGTACCATCCGTAGGTTCATTATATGTTTCAGTACAATTACAATTTTCACAATCCGGATATGATATCATTGGAAGATTTAAAGTGGGCATTGATATTGGTTCACCTAAATTAACTTTAAACCAACTAAATATTTTTTTAATCGTATTTACAACTCCAATTATGACACGCATCATTCCAAATACATTATGCATCACAAATAATAATGGAATAAAACTAGCCCTAACAATATACATTATTATATCAAGAAGGAATATTCCCCCCGAATTTTGTTCTCCATCATTAACAGGAAACTTATTTACACTATTCTTACAAAGACTGTCATCAATATTTTTAATACCAATATGCCTCTTATCCCCAAAACCAAATTTAAAACGGTCTATGTGTGAAGAGATGGTATAAACTTTATTATAATGAAATTCATAAAAACGGTCTTCACAGTTAATTGCCTCGTCAACCATTTGCTGACCTAATGTTGTCAAAAAACCAAATGTGTTTCTATCTCCATAATCATTCCAATCTAATGAAAATGCATATGATGCATTTATGTCAACATTTGTTCCAACATATTCTTTAATATTAGGAACTAGATAATTGGCTCTTTGTACTTCATTGGTTAAACCACCCTCATTTTGCCACTTAATTTTAAATCTATACTTTGATTTTGTTGGAATACCAACTGAGGGGTCATTAGATAAAACTTGCTCACCAAATTCATTTGTAACAACGTAGTCAAGATTCATTGGAAGTTCAACTAACCATGCACCTTCTGGGTCTATAACATTTCCGCCATTTTCTAATTTATATTCTTCTAGTACTGGTCTACCATCAACATCAACCCCTATTGTTTGTCTTATACTTAATATTTGTCCCGGACCTGTTGTTAATTCGCATAATCTTCCAATATTATTTTTCAGATTACATCTCTCTCTAATTGCATCTTCTTCGGGTGTTGAAATAATTGAACCCATAAAAACGGAATGTGGTTGAATTGATATTCCAAAATCTCTTAAATCAAAGTCTACTCTTGTTATACCAATAGTGCATAAATCTTCTTGTCCCCAAAAAGATGCAACATCAACATCTTTTACAGAATTAACTATTTGTGGTAATGTTGCTAAATCTGTTGATGCTCTAAAACTTTGACCTGCTACTTGAGTTTCAGTTGCCATTCCCATTCTTATCAAATCTGATGGTCTTAATGAAAAACAACCCATATCAGAAAGGTCTAAATCCATGACAATTTTTTGTATTCCTAATGGAACACCTATAATCATAAAATCACCAGACTCATTTGTTTTAACAGTATATTTGTAATACTTCTCATATATTTCTAAAACTTCTTGTCTAGTTAAAACATCATTTTCAGTTGGAAAAGTACCCGTTGGTGTATGTCCTTGATAAGTTTGTTCATAGGGTAATAAGTTATAACGATAACCGTCTTCATTTTTTTGTCCTAAATTTCTATATGGATAAAGGGTAGATATTATTGGGTCATCTATATCTAAATCATCTAATGGTACAAATATTGAAATCTTAGCATTTGGTATTCCATATCCACCATTTGTTATTACCCTACCAACTACGACCCCGTAATCAGCACAAAAACGGCTATATACATCTTCTTGTCTTAATTTTAAAGACAAAATTTCAAGGAAGTCAAAATCTTGATTAATCTCAACTCTAATGTTTTTATCAACACCGGGTTGTGTTCTTATTCTATAGGACTTGGGCATATTTTACTTTTAAGATAAATAGTTATTTATCCAATTTTAAAAATAAAACTTAATCTTGGTATGTAAACTATCTTAAGAGAATGATATATTCTTAAGGTCTTTAACTCTAACTTTAATATTCTTATTTGGGAATCTAATTTGATAAATTTGATTTGGTTCCGCAAATATTGTATCATCAATCAATTCAATTTGTTTTGTGGCCTCGTTTGAATATTTTTGTGATGTTTGAGATGACGAATATTCTCCACCTGTTTTATTAAAAATAGCAATATCTGATAAAGAAATAACACCTGAAATATTTTGAATAATTCTTCTAACTTCAGATACATTTAAGTTTTGTCCTAGCTCTCGGTTAAATGAACTCATATATTGAGTTAATTGATTTATTATTTCAGTAATTACTTGTCCCTGATTTTGTACTGAATCAAATACAACCGATAAATCAAACTCTAAATCAATTACTTGCGCACTTCCTATTTCTACATAGTCATTAATCATTCTATAGTTAGATAAATAAGTTGCTACATTATTTTTTAATGTGTTAGAAAGAACTTCAGTTAATTGTCCATTAGAATCATAAGATAACATTTGAACAATAATTTTATTATTATTTTCTGTAATACTTACTTTAGCGGGTGCACCGAATTTACCAGGCATCAAACTAATTAATGACTGATAGTCGTTAATAGTTACCGCTCTGTTTTGTGCTGAAAAGTTAAAACCAACCATATTTCTAACTTCTTCTGTTGTTGGTTGATTTGCCCCACCAACAGCCGCTGTGACATTATTAACTGTAAGTGAGTTTATGACAATTTGATTAATGTTATTGGATGGTCCATTTACAGAAAAATTAACACTACCTAATTGTGTTATACTATTTACACCAATATTGGATGCGGTTCCACCACCAATTCTATATTGTATAAATAAAGTTGTATTGGCCTTAACTGTTAATCCCAATCCAATATTATTTTGATAATCTTGAATTCTTAAAGGAACTCCTGTTCTTGCAAATTGAGCTAATTGTTCATCCGGTGTTGTTGTACCCCCACCAAAAGTTAATTTTATAAATCCTTCAGGTGTGTATTCAGTAATAAATCTATTTTCTGTTTGTAACCATCTACCAACTTTAACTCCTGTTGAATCCGCAGGTTTTGTTGGGTCTTCAATGAACACTTTATTTTGTGCCAAAGCACTAACTTCATACCATTTATTAGGAGAACTAATAAACTCATTGTACGTAGGTGTGGCTTGATAATTTGTTCCGTCTTTTTGTATAACTGCAGTTACTCCCAATACATTTCTTTCAGGAAGAAAAATTTCATAAAATGGTATAACATCATTTGGATTTATAATTTGTTTAAAGACTTTAGTTATACCGTTAACTACTGTTTCTCTTTTAGTTATTGTATAATTAATTAATCGGTTATTTGAATCAAAATTTGGAATTTTTATTCTATTGGGAAATCCTGCGTTGTTATATGGTGATGCAAAATCTATATCATATACATTTTCAAATGTTTGTCCCGCTCCTACAACTTGAGAACCCGCTCTCAAAATACCCAAATATCTAGCGTCTTCTTTATCTCCATAAGCCGGAACAGTAATTGAAAAATCAACCATTGAAACTGATGGCCTGTATCCCGGAATTTTTAAACCATATGTTCTTGCTATATTATAGACTGAAGAACGTTGTTGTGCATATTGTAATACAGTTTCTTGAATACTTCTATCTATATGATAATGTAAATTATCCCCAATCGCAGCATTTAAATCCATAAAAACGGAAAACACCGAGGCATCATTAAAGTTGTCAATAAGTTCAGGGTAATATTGACGAGTATAATTAACGAGGTCTTGTCTTAATCCTTCAAAATCTCTTTCTGTATAGGATATTTTCTTATTTGCCATATACTATTAAATATTGATTATTATGAAATCTTTAGTTTCAAATGCTTTATTATCCGCACTATAGTCTATTCTTAATTTTGCTGTATACTCTTCTGTTCCTTTTCCTGGTATTCTGTAAACTAAACCACCTAATTTTTCATAATTTAATTCTCCTTGAGCTTCTAAATCGTCCAAATATGGTGTTAAGGTAATATCTTTAATAGTAAGATTTGGAATGTATTTATCTACCGCTTCTCTGATATCTGATTTTATAGCCTCAAATGTTGGTCCATCCATAGGTTCAAATATGAACTCATAGATTCTTGTTCCAAAATCAGGTAAAAAATACCTACTACCTTTTCTTGTTAATATTAAATGTAAAAGGTCAGTCCTTATCTCCTCTATACTACTTTGTGAGAGGGATAAGTATTTTCCTTGTAAACTATCTCTAAAAGGAAAATTAACACCATATGTAAAACCATCAGCCATTATTCATAAATATATTAGTATAGTAATTTATAAAAAAAAGAGGACCGTAGTCCTCTTTTATATTCATTTATTGTTAAAAATAACATTTATCCCTCACAAGAAGTACAAACTAAATCATTAAGATTAAGTTTTTTTCTTGCAAATGCTTGTGCCGAATTCATTGAGTGTTGATAATACAATGTCTTTACTCCCATTTTCCACGCATCTATCAATAGTTTATTAACATCTTTAGTTGGCATATCTGGTGATACCATTAAGTTTAAAGATTGAGCTTGGTCAATATAATCTTGTCTAACCGCCGCCATATTAATAATTGATGATTGGTTAATTTCTGCAAATGTCCTAAAAACTTCTTTCTGTTCATTTGTAAGAAACTCTAAGTGTTGAACTGAACCATCGTGTTTTTTAATACTATCCCATGTAGTTTTAGTATCTTTTTTAATTTCAGATAATAAATTTTTTAACACAGGATTTTTAATTGTAACTTTTAATTTAGCAACGTCTTTAACATAACAGTTTGACCAAATTGGTTCAATAGATTGTGATACTTGACCTAAAATAAATGCTGATGATGTCGTTGGTGCTATGGCATTAAGAGTAACATTTCTACGTCCATAACCAACCAAAGTTTCAGGTTCACCAAACATATCAGCCAAATTTGCAGAGGCTTGATATGATTTATCTTTAATTAATTTAAACACCTCAACATTTAATCTTGCAGATTCTCTACTATCAAAAGGAAGATTCTTTGATTGTAACAATGAATGCCATCCTAAAACACCGAGTCCTAATGCTCGTTGACGTTTAGCGAAGTTATAAGCTTTTTCTAAATAGAAAAAAGCCCTTTTACCTTCAATTGTTCCGTTGTCTCTAATATTTTCAATTTTTGTAATAAATTCAGAAACTACCGCATCTAAGAAATAAACCATAATTTCAACAGCATCGGTATCTTTCCATTCATCATAATGCAATAAATTCATAGATGAAAGAACACAAACAAATGATTCTTCTTCAGAATTATGAAGAGCAATTTCAGAACAAAGATTTGAGTTGTAAATTTTCATACCCTTATCACGATAAACTTCGGGTGCTTTATTGTTCATTGTATCGGTAAACATGATATATGGATAACCTATTTCACCTCTTCTTTGAATAACTTTAGCCCAAACTGCTCTTTTCTTTTTATCACCATCAATCATTTCGTTCATAAATTCATCGGTAACCGTTACCGCATGTGTTAAATCTTGAATTGGTGCACCTTCAGTACCAATTTCCAAAAACTCCATAATGTCTGGATGCTCTACAGGAAGATACGGTGAAAATCTACCTCTACGTGTTGAACCTTGCGATATATTATCCACAACACTTTGGAATAAATTCATAAAGTGTACTGAACCAGGTGCGTGTCCGTTATCTGTAATTTCAGCACCTCTACCTCTAATATTACCAAAGTAACCTGATGTTCCTCCACCCATCTTACTCATTTCACCGACTTCGGCTTGAGTATATAAGATTGATTCAATATTGTCACCAATATTTGAACCAAAACAACTAACAGGTAATCCTCTTTTTTTACCAAAGTTTGCCCACACTGGAGATGATAATGAATACCATCCACGACCCATGTAGTCATAAAATTTATTCGCAAATCCTTCAATACCTAAAAGTTTTTCTGCGTGTTCTGCAACAGTTCTAATTCTTTCTAATGGTTCTTCCCCTTCGCTCAAATATCCTCTACGAAGGAATGTGATGGATTCATCATTAATCCAATCAAATGCTTCTCTATTATTCATATTTTAATCTTATATTTAGAATAAATCATTTAATGTTATTGATTTACTTTTTTTACTGTAATTGATGCTTCTCTTATTGAAAAAGTCAGTATGTTTTGTTGTTAAGATTTCATCATCAAACCACTCTGTTGTTTCCAATAATTTTTGGTCAACATGGAAAATACTATCAATGCCAATAGAATTTAAAGATACATTAAAACGGTGTTTAATAAACTCTAAAGTTTGAGATTTAGTTAAGAAATCTAAATCACCTTCTTCAAAAATCCAATCAACAATGTCGGACTCTGCACTGAATGCTTCCATAGTCGCATCAATCAAGTCTTCGATTAATTCAGGTGTCCACCAAGATGGATTTTCCTTCTTAATCAAATTAACTAAATCAAATCCAAACTCTGCGTGAATATTCTCCTCTTTAGATGTTGCCTCAACCGCATTACTCATACCTTTTAACATGTTTTTGTGTTTGTTAAATGACATAATAACCAAGAATTGTGAAAACAATGAAACGTTTTCCACAAACATTGAGAACAATACTATTGATTCGAAATAATCTTTGTTTTCTACAGATTTTGAACTAAAAATTGATTTTTCCAAATACTTGATTCTTCTTCTGATTGCAGGAACTTGAAGTAGACTTTCAAATTCACTGTTCAATCCAAGAACCTGAATAAGGTTTGAATACGCGTCTGCGTGTCTGACCTCTGATTCTGCAAATGTTGCTCCAACATTTCCAATTTCAGGTTTTGGCATTCTCTTGTAGATGTCCCCCCAAAATGTTTTTACTGCAATTTCAATTTGTGAAATTGCCAACATTGCCCTTTGAACAGCCGTTCTTTCAGGACCTGTTAAGTGTACTTTAAAATCTTGAATATCTGATGTAAAATTAAACTCAGTGTGTACCCAATATGAATGTCTAATTGCATCCACATATTCCACTAACTCAGGATATTCATAAGGTTTTAAATTTACTCTTTTGGTAAAAATATTTGGTTGGTGTGTTGAACGGTAAATAATATATTCTCTTGCAACATCATTGAGTCCATTGTCCATTAATTTATTTTCTACTGTCTCATGGATTTCATCAACGTGTGGAACTCTGTCTTTGTCATCTCTGAAAAGACTTTTCCTTGTTAATCTTGCAATTTTTTCAGCCATTTCTACATCAACAACATTGATGCTTTCCATAGCTTTAATTACCGCATTTTTTATTTTGTCTTCTTGAAATAAAACTTTTTCTCCCTTTCTTTTTATTACAAAGCGAGCATCTCTATCTTCTATTGTTATATCACTATTCATTTCCATATTTTTATAATTGATTTTCTTTTTTACGTTTATCAAGCAATTCCTTGATTCTAAGTTTATTTCTTTCTTCTTTTTGTTCTTCTAATCCTAAGAACGTAACACTTTGTTCAGTGTCTATTTGAAGTAATTCATTATCAAATTTACAATTTTCAAATACAATTCCGTCTTTACCAATACGAGATTTTGTAATTGCAATTGTCGCCAGGTTCATTTCTTTTTGTTGTAAAGATTTTGCAACAGTTATAATAACGTGACCAACTTGTGCTTTTTTAATTGAACCACCCATTTGGTCTGTTGTAACAACGTCTGAAGATATTGAAGAACGGTTACCTTGTGTTGCGGTCCAACCAGCCAAATCAAGTTCATGACACATAGCCTCAAAAGACCTCATTACAGAACCTTCACTCTTCCATTCATCACCCAAGTTTTTATCAGGCATAATACAATCAATATAATCTAAAACAACCATATCAATTTTATTACCCTCAGCAACCATTTTACGAATTTGATTTTTAACTTGATTCATAGTTAAAGTGTCGGAAGGTAATTTTTTCAATGTTAACTTATTTGGTGTATTATCTTGAATAGACTTAACTTTATCCATAACCTCGTCTTTATGTAAAGACAGGTTGTCAGGTGCAATACCTGTCCAAAGTGTAAAGTGTTTTCTTTGAATAATCTTAGGATTATCCTCAAAAAATATCTGAAGTACATTATATCCAAGATTAAATCCATGATTGGCAATCTTTGTTAAAACGGTTGTTTTACCCACACCTGTTGGTGCCAATATAACACCAATCTCACCCTTAGCCAATCCACCTTTTAAACAGTTATCAATACCAGGAATTCCAATGGGTATTGGGTGTCTAAAATCATCCTGTAATACTTGGTCCAAATTTGAAAATACATCATCAATTCCTTGATTTAATTCTCCCACTTGTAAAGCTTCTCTAACCATTTCTTCAAGTTTGTCATAACTCTCAAAATCACCTTTATCAATGATTTTTTGAGCCTTACCCATAACCTTCTGTAATTCTTGTTGTTTACAGAACTTTAATGACTTTTCTTGTACAAACTGATGACCCTGAAAAGGAGCCTCTTTTACCTGTGACACCATGTCCAGAACCATTTTCTGAGCCATAGGTGATGAAATTTCACTCTTGGTTAATTGTTCTAACGTATCAAATGTAGGTGCATGTTCATACTTAACATAATACTCCTTAATCATTTGCATAATCAAACGAAAATATTGATTGTCAAAGTATTTCGGGTCCAAGACATCTACAATGGAATTTGCAAATTCTTTATATAAAATAATATTGTTTAATAATTGTATTTGAAATGTGTTTCCTAGATATCCAAAATTCTTTTCGTCTGACATAATTTTCTATTAAATTTAATGTGTGAGTTTTAATAAATATGGTTAAATTAACGAATAACCCAAGTACTTGTGTGTTAAATTTTCGCTTGAAAAAATGTCAGTCAACATACGAAGTATGTTTTTTAGTCTTGGGCGTATGTCTACGGTATATCTTACCTTCGGAGGGTATGGTTTAGCATCCCAAGCGGACTGACAAATTGTCTCATCTCCAACCTTAATAGTCATTGTAAATTGCTCAGGACCATCAGTATTTGAAGTATTTAGAATCTCTTCATCAACGATAATTTGTTCATAATTTTCCAATAAATAATAACAAGATTTATTTGTTAAATCTTTTTTAATGTCATCAATGATATCATGAATTGTATCAATCATTTCTAAACTTTTCTTAACTTTAGGATTGTATCCTCGAACGTTAAAATAACGTTGGACAACAATGTTCTCATTTAAAGTCAATAAGAACTCCATCTTTACTGCATCATTTTGCTCTTTCATAATTTTAATTTTTGTTATTAAATCTTCTTTTTTCTTTTCTTGTAAGTTTCATAAAGGGTTGTAGGAACTCAACCCAAGCATTATCTTTTTTTGGTAGGTATTTAAAAAGCCCATCTTCCATCATGTACTTTATTAGATTTTTGTACCCCCTACCTTCAGGGTCTAATTCTTCACGGTAATATAAATCTATCTCTTCTTTTCCTTCATCACTAATTAATGGGTTTGACAAATCTACAATTCTTTTGTTTACATCTAAAATTTCTTTTCCGTATGTACCATTTTTGGTAGTACCATCAATAAGATTTTTTAAAGTTTTATTCTTTGTTTCTTCTTTAACTAATTCTTCAGCGTGGGTTAAAATATCATCAATAGAAGTGGGAGTGTCAACTATCTCAGGAAAGAATTTTAAAACTGTTTTTTCACCCAACCTCAATACACCATCAATGTTATCTGACTTATCACCTGTTAAAGTTTTAAGGGTGACAACATTCTCAGGTATAACCTCAATGTAGTCAAATTTAATCTTATCCCCCTTTTTAAAGTATTCTCTTTTTAGGGGTGAATAGATTTGAACTTGGTCAGATATTAATTGTGTTAAATCTTTATCTGATGAAAAAATAGTTTTGTGTTCGTCTTGAGATATTAGACAGTAATAAGAAATTGCGTCATCTGATTCACACCCATCAAGTCTTACTTGACGAATGAACATTTCCTCTAAATAAAGACACACACGTGACTTCTGGTGATAGAACGATTGTTTCTTTATCTCGTTCATCGTTTCACGTCTATTCTCTTTGTATTGGGGATATAAAGCACGTCTTTGGGTGGCATTATTATTACCATCCCAAAAGACTATAACTTTATCGTAATTGTGTTCTTCTAAGAACTTTTTAAGTACGTTGATGAAGTGGTAAATTCCACCTATATGGTTTCCTTCATGATAGTAATCTCTAACACCATGAAAACCAATTTTAAATAAGTTGTCACCATCAACTAATAGTGTCTTTACCACAAACTTTTATTTTAAAGGTCCAACGTTTCTTCTTCCAACTTAAATTCACCACCTGTTCCAATGATGTCTTTCCAATAATCTGATTGTTCAGCCTTATAAGACTCAATAGATTTTTTTTCTTCTGCTGGGTCTTTACCCGCCAAGAATCCATGTGCTGTTACCAAAATTTTACCATCTTCATATCCCAATCCGTTGATGTGGTTTTTTAGGACTGAAATTTTAGTTCTAGTTGCAAACTTAACTTTTCTTTTGTCTTTGACTGCAGAAATCTTTGTGGTTCCAGCACCTTTCTGATTACCAAATAAAAATACTAAAGATGAGTTTAGCCAAATTGCCTCACCACCTTTTGCTTTAATCTTTGGTTGTCCAAATGGATTGTCAGGTAACTCAACCCACGGCTGATTTACAATAACTAATGAGTTTTCATATTTTGATTCAGATTTTCTTGAACCTGAAATACGTTGGTTGATACCCATTCCAATTTTGTCTGCAAGAACTGCGGCATTATGTTGTTTACCACCCTTACCTTCAAATGTCATCTTACAAGGAACAGAACCGACAGAATCCCACAAAAATAATAAATCATATTCAATCTCACCTTTTTCTTGTGCATCTAATAACTCATTAATATAATCAGTAATTTGTTCAATATATTCAAAGTTATTATTAAACAAGAAAAAACCGTCCCAATCAAGTTCTCCTGTTTCTTCATCCACAACTTCTTCACATTGAAATCCCATTAATTTTGCGTGTTCAAAAGACCATTTTTGTTCGGTAATAATAAAAACAGGAAGAATTTCTTTCTTTTGAGCATCTACCGCTGTCTTAACTAATGCAGTAGTCTTACCCGTGTCTGAGTGACCTAAAAACATATTTAAATGTCCCATAGCAGGACCTGGTACTCCAACAGCATCTAAGAAATCTTCACCTAAATCAAAAAACCTTTGTGGTTTAAATTTTGCTGATGTTGAGAATTTCTTTTTAATACTACCAAAATCTTTTTTCTTGATTGCCATAATTTTTTTAAATAATAAAAGATGGTGCAGACAATGCCTGCACCATCAGATTAATTTTTTTAGAAAGGAAGGTCCTCGTCAACTTCCATGTCCGCCTGAGGGTCTTGTGATTTTGAATTAGAACCACCAATAGTAAGTTCAACATCGTCACCATAAACATATTTTTTAGCTTCACTATCCCAAACAGGTGTTTCTCCTCTTGAAACCGCCTCCAAATATTCAACTGGTTTTTTTGAATATACATCAGCCCATGTCAACTCATCTTCCATCCATTCTTTCATGATTGAAGCATCTTCATGTAGTGGTGATGGGTCGTCATACATAATAGTTTGTGTGATTGTATACTCTTTACCCGCAGGAGTCTTAGCTTTAGTCAACTCAATAATCAAGTCACGACCTTTTTGTGGGTCAGTAACATCACCCTTTTGTTTCCAAATAGGAATGATTTTATCAAGAATACCTTCTTGTTTGTAGTTGTCTTTAAATCTCCAAAACTTAACACCATCTTCTTCTCTGTCACGGTCAACAACTTTTACAATGTAAAATTTACGTGAACGATACTGACGTGCCAATTCCTTATCGGAAGCTTTACCTGTTGAAACGAGTTCTTCATAAACTTCATTTAATGGTGAACGCTCTCCGTCATTTTTTCCTGGGTCATACAATTTAACCCACTGACCATTCACTTGAAGCTCGTGGTACCAAACTTCTTTAAATGGTGAAGAACCATCAGGTGTTGGAAGAATACGAACTCTTCTTTGTCCTGTCTTTTCATTTTTTTGAAGAATAGTAGTAAAATACTTCTTCATTCTTTCGTCTTGCGACATCCCTGTACCACCACCAACTGTTGTGGTGTTTTTCTCGTACTGTGCGAGAACTGCATCTAAACTCGAATTACTCATTTTTTTGTTTTTTTTAATGTTAATTGTTTATCTCTTTTATCTACATCAATTATAATCACTAGTCTTAATAAGTCAAACTATGAAAACAAAAAAAGACCACCGAAGCGGTCTTTTTGGTAAAAATATTTTTTTAAGTTTTAGAACTTATTTTGGTCTTGTTCAAACTTGTTAAACGTATTTTTGATTTCACTAGGTGAATAATTTTCAACTTCGTCCGTAGTTAAAATATACTCATTTTTTCCTGTTTTTTCAAGTTCGTCTTGTTTGTCTACAAAAAAATCAGTCAATTTTTGATTGTATGGGTATGAATCTAAACTTCTTAATTGTAATTTCTCTTCAGGAGTTTTTTGTCTATACTTTTCAATTTTATTTTCAATATCATTAATTTTATTGAAAATTGCATCCATAGCTGAAAGTTTTTCCTCTAAATCTCCAAGTTTTGAAAACATAGTATCCATAAATTCTGTTTGTTTGGATTGAATGTCTTTTTGAGATGTAACTAAATCTGTAATATCTATTTCTTCTGTTCCACTATCTTCTGTTGGTTCTGTACTTGTAACATCTGTCTGAATGTCTCCTTCAGTATCGTCAACAACTTCAACATCTGGGTCATTAGCAACATCAACAGGTTCAGGGATAGAATCTACTGCTGTATCTGTTGTATCTTCAGGAGCCGCTGCGTCTGTAGGTGCTGTAGTGTCAGTTTCAGCAGCGTCAAATTGTTCAGAAATATACCTATTTATTGTATTATATTTCTCAATTTCTTTTATAATTTTTTTATCAATACTCATATTGTTATTTTTTTAACCGTTCAATAAGGATTTAACTCCTTGAGGTGTTTCCACTTTTAATGTTCTATTGATTTTCATGGTATTATCTACTCTTTCAATAAGACCGTCTCTCATTCTAACAGTATAACAATCACCAGTATCTAAATCACATACTTCTTTAAACCCGTTTCCCGAATCACGTTCAGTAATTCTTGTGTCTTTCATTAAGTAATTGTCTAATAGATTTTTGATATCCATAACTTTTTTATTAATAAATATACGAAAAAGTTAATTTTTCCATAATTAGAGTATTTTAATTGATGCACTAAACATTTTTTCATAAATTTTATCAAATGTTTGTTGTGATATTGTATTGTTTGAAATATTTTCGTCTGTAGTTGTCTTAATATTATTGGCAGTATTTCCAATTCCATAATTGTTCGCCCACGTTGATAGATAAAGATATGTTAATGCTTTAGCCGTTTTTTCATCATTTGTTGTTGATGTCACATCCAACCTAATTAGGTTCTCAATTATAGAAACATAATTAACATATACTTCAATAAAGAAATTAACTGAGTTTTTAAAATCTTCAAAAGTAAATATTGGTTTTGATAAATTGTTTTTATTAACACAAACTTGACCTGACGTAAATCCTGTTAAATTAGCCCATAAATCAGTATTTGATGAGATACCATATAAATTATTATTAACACAATCTAAAGAACCTATACCACTATTGATATATGTTGCACTTCCAAGAGCAAATATTCTAAGATATTCATTATAGTTGATAATACTATTTAAATAATTTATGACATCATTAACAGGAATTCGTGTATTTATAAAGTCAACAAACTCTAATGATGGGTAGAAAGTAGTATCATTACAATTTTCACTTTCGCTCGGGGTTAAAGGATTTGTTGTAACACTATTATTTTCTTGATTTGTACTATTTTCACTTCGTGGTTGTCCCTTCTTTTTTCTATACACTTCTTCATATTTCTTTAAGAGACTTTTATTTACACTTGTTACCAATTTATCAATAGATGGGAATGCAAATATTGGTTGTCTTACACCTTCAAATGTTGTTTCAAAACCATTGATGGTGATATCATGATTCACATTAGTAATAAAGTATGGACCATAAAACATTGGTACGTGTCTTAAATTAAAATACATAGTGGGTTGAATCATCATATTACCCATAGAACTAACTGAACATGTATAGCTTCTTGTTCTATATATATTGTACAATGATGTTGTTTGTTGAGCAACTTTATCCCCAGCAGCTTGGTTAGCCATATCACTTAACACTTGGAATGTTTCCGAAGTATTTTTGTACTGGTTTTGGTCTAAAGAAATTGATTTGAATATATTCTGATTTCTAATACCAAAATCTAAATTAAATCCTACCACTTTATTTGATTTACTCCAATCTGTTTTATTAGATTGGTTTTCGAGTAATGGATTGTTACTACCTCTTCTTAAATCAAATATATCATTTTTAAATCTAGAGGTCTTATTTTCTTTCATATCTAAATGCTCCGATGGTTTACCAACATACATACAAAGGAATTTTGGTTTAGAATCTTGATAATCTACAGATAAAAATGTACCAAAAGCTGAATTAGCAATGTCAGGGTTAAATGTTGGCGTTCCATTTTTAGACGTATCCTGTATTCCATAAAAATTTATGTATGAGGGTAGAGCCATAAAAATAAAATTATTTTGTGAAAGAATATACCCAATTAAACTCATAAGAGAAAAACTTGAGACTTTACCTTTTAAATATGATTTTAATGAAATAATATCTATCATAAAACTATCACCAATATCTCTATTTGCCCTATCTAAAAATAAAAAGTCTTCAAATAATGTTCTTGTTTTAAAATTACCACCCGCTATCCATTTGTCATTTAAATTTTTTAATGTTGTATAAACTTCAAGTTTTGGTTGTTCCCCATCAATTACACTTAAAGTAGAATTAGATTCAGATATGGTATATGTTGGTAACTTAACTCTTAATTGTAAAAGTGTTCCATTTAATATATTTTCTCTAAAACTTTGTTGTGCATTTAACAAATTTTGAATGGTGGTTTTAAATTGTGATGAGCTTACAGTTGTTGTTGAATCAACGTTTTGAGTCGCATAAATTTTAATTATTTGTGATAAACTTTTTATATTTTCTACCGTAAATTCAATATTATTTTCAATAAAGAAATCTGTTATAAATGAACCATTATTTGTGTATGTAAATCCACTAAGGGTTGAAAATCCAACATATGTTTGTAATGCCTTCCACTCATCCGGAAATGCTTGTTGACTTACAGAAAGTGGTGTTAATTCTGAATCTCCAGGTAATGTACCCGGAATGTAATTACCAAAAATAATTGGTTCTTTTGTTATTGTTCCCGCAAACGAACCAAAAATTCTTCTATTATATTTTGAAGGGTTTCCAAGCTTTAAAACTATATCATAATTTAAAAAGTCTTTAATTGAAGAAACTACACTATTCATTTGTAAAGACGCTAACTTAAAGCTGTCTTTTTCTGGATTGTTTGTTTTTGTAAAATCACCACTAATACACAGTATATCAGACATTAGATATTGTATATTTCTATATCTTCTATTGGTTGCATTTACTAAATTAAAAAAAGTACTATTACTTGACTCACCATCCATCAAGTTAATACCATCATTAGAATTTTTACAGAAATTTAAAAATTCAGTTTCAAAGATATCCAAAGTCTCTTTATCGAAGATTGAGAATATTTCTTCAATATTTGAATATTGATTATCACTTTCTAAACTAAATGAGTTTTGTTTACTGTCACCTGTGTATATTTGTTTTAAATATTCATTATATTCAGGTTTTCTTATTAAATTGTTATTGTAGTAACCATAGTTTGGTGACAACCATAAAGACCTAACCGAACCGTTATAAATTGATGTATTACCTGTAAACTCTTGTGTCATATTGTTTAACGAGTTAGTACATTCAAACTTACTTTGATTAAATGGTAAAAATCCACAAGATGGATACATGAGAATTTTTTTATCTTCTATTGTGGTATTTTGAATATCAGGATTGGATTGTAAATCCATATACTGAAAATAGTTATTTAAATAAAAACTCCTAAGAGGGTTATTACTGTCAAATCCAAAACCAAAATTTATTTGTGATGAATTTAATTTTCCAATATATAAATTTTTACTACTTGCGGTAGTTAAATCAATGTTAGATAGGTTTGGAAAAAGTTCCTGACCTGTAAAGAAATTATACGTATCATTTATTATTTTTGGGTATATACCAACATTCATTGTTGATTGTTGAATAATCAATGGATTTACATACGTTTGATTTATTTGTTGTACTACAGAAGACGTTCCACCCGTGTAATTAATATAATCATAAGTTTTTGTTGATAAACCATTTACAGGGTCATATCCATCCGCATAATCATAATCTTTCCACACATTATCCAATATATCTACACCTGTTTCAATATAGGTCTTATATCTGTGCCATATTGAACCGTATTTAATTATCCACGCATATGGTACTTTATGTACCGCAGAAAATTTATTCATTACCGACCACACATAATCCAACTCTGTTTCAACATCATCATCATTAAATGATTTAAATTTTTCTCTAAGAGTTGCTAATGGTAACGAATTAATTAAAAGATATCCTAAAGATTTTGCAGGTACATTAGCACTATAATTAGTAACAGCCTCACTAATTGCATTTGCAAAATATGGAGTATTAAGTAATGATGTTGTTTGAACTTCAGTAATACCTGAAGTACCATATTCATTTCCATAATTTACAAAAGATTCAGTAATCCAAAGATTTTCATAATTTTTATCATTATAGAATTTTTTAGCACCTTCTCTAGTTATTTGACTTAAGCCAACCGTTGTTGAGCCACCCTCCGCAAAATTATTAAAATTAAGAATATTTTGTGTAGACCCTTCACCAGTATTACCCCTCCAATATGTTGAAGTAAATAGTGTTTTGTCATATACATTATCATTTCTTTCAAATGAAGCTATTGTTTTTTTCTCCTCATTAAAAACTAATGTTTTTGTCGTATTATTTGAGTCAAACACACTATTAATTGTTTTTCCATTGGCTAAGTTTGTTCTTTCCCATTCTAAGCTAACAAAAGGATATGTATCAAAAGTTGTGAATTCATTAGATGTAGTTTTTGATAAATAACTTTTGATACTTTCTGTTGATGATGAACCATTAGTAACTTCTGGTGAATCTTCAAAAACAGTTATATCGTATATTTTTACGGGACTACTTGTTAAATCTATAATACTTGGTGTTACAAAATTTCCTTTTGAGAACTCAATCCAATCATCTGATTGTCCTCTATCAGATTGTTGTTCAATATTTCTTAAAAACGTTTGATATGTAAATGCCGTATTTTTTAATACGTTATTTAATGATGGACTATCTTTAACCGACTCAAATACATTATGAAATTCAAAATCACTAATTAACTCATATACCGAATCTAAATTACTTGATGGTCTAAATAATTTTGTATAATCCGAAGCAAGCATAGCTCGTTCAAACATTTCATATAAGAAATTAGTTTCTGTTTTGTCTTGATAGGGTTGTATTTTATTTGGAAATTCAATAGCACTTACTCCAATAAATTCTGTTTCAATTGCAGGATTTGACAATCCTCTTGGGTTTTCTGGAATGTCTTTTTGAACTGACCCTTTAAGATATTCTTCAACAAATTGTATTTCAGGCCAAACATCATATAAATATCCTTTTGTCTTTGACATGGATTTTGGGTCTCCTGGATATTTTACAACATAACTAGAATTACCATCTTTATCCAATTCAGTTTCAAAATATTGTGGCCACGGATAAACAATATTATCTTCAGTTAATTTACCATCAACAGTTACTTTTTGTACAGAATCTTTTGTGTCTGTACCAAAATTTTTATCAGGGTCAATTATGGATGTTAATCTTATTGGATTTGTTCTTTGGTCGTATGCCGCTTTATGAGTATTATCCATCAATCTTAAGAACGCATCTGCATTTGCACATATAACACCCAAAGTATTTCTAATTGTAGGATTAAACCCTAATCCACCTTCGGCCGCTGGTCTAGTTATTTTTTTTGCTAATGTCTTTGATATTGAAGTTTCAATATTTTGTTCTTCTCTATTGAATTGTCTTTCCATAACATCAAGTGACCACAAGAATGTATTGATTGGGAAATTTGAATCGTCAAAAGTGTCACCAAAAACATAATAAGGTTGATTTTCATTAACTAAGTTACCATTAATAAGGACCTGCACTTGTAAAAGTAATTCAGTTTTTAAATTGGCAGTAAATGTTATTAATTCTTCTTCACTTGGTTGTCTATTTTTTCTAATAATAAAAGTTTTTTCATAATCAATTTTATTCTCATCGATTGTTTTTTTGATTTTGTCTTTATTTACTATAAAATTAATTTGACTATTAACCGTTTCTAATCTGCCCGTATCAAAATTTTCAAGAGTATAACTTCCATTAGTACCAAAAGTTTTATTTTTATTTAAAATTTCTTGATATTTTTTAATAATTTCTTCTAATTTTGTGTTAGCCTTTTGTGTTTTTTCACTACTTTCTCGAATATCTTTTTTAAGTGGATAATAAATATATCCGCTACCTTTAGTTTTTGATTCAACAATTGGGAGGGACCCATCGATATAATCATTATAAAAAGCACCTGTTGTACTTGAAAATATTTCTTTTCTAAATAATCCAAGTTGTTCTCTATATTCTTTAATGTCATTTAGAACTTCAAGTTCTTGAGGTCCAAATTGTTCATTTATATATCTTTCTAACGATTCAAGTCTATATAAAAATTCACTAAGTGTTAATTCTTCAAAATTTTTAGCTAATAAACCTTTAGCTTTATATTGACTATATACTTCACTTAAAATCTGTCTTCCTTTTGTTGTATTTTGTACACTAACTGCAGTTGTAGATGAAACGTTTGCTGACTGTGCTTCTTGTTGTTGTGCACTAGTGGCTGTACTGTCCTCACTTTTAGTTATTTGTTTTGTATACATTCGAGGACCAGTAAACAAATGTTGTACAACTATATCTTCTAAAATTGCAGATGTTCTTCCAATAAATTCAGTTGTAATTTTATAGTTGCCGTCGCTTGGGTCAAATCTTGCATTAAATTTTTTTAACATTAACTCATACCTAACAGCCTTACCATAATAACCTTTTACTGTCAAATAAAATATTGGATATGGTAATTGAAAAAATGCAGAATATGGTGATAAATCTCCTTGCTCAAAGAGTGTTCTACCTTGAACGTCAACCATTTCAATGGTAACTTGTGGTATATATGCCGGGTTGTTTTGTATTTTAATATTTACAATACCAAGTCCTTGTGTGTCTTGAACATTAATACTTCTTCTTACTAATTTTTGATTTGGTTGTTGTCCAACCAAATATTCTTGTATTTGATTTATACCTTTACCTTCGGTCGAACCTTTTCCCGTTTGTTGGTCTGACCAACTCGTATCCAATGCTAATTTACCTCTTGGATTTAAAAAATTAATTTCTTGTAGTCCGGGTTCTCCTAATGATGCAACTGATGTGTTTATAACAGAATCATCTAAATCACTTCCGACAGCAAGTTTGGTTCTTGGTAAAACTTTGGCTTCTAAATTAGCATAAAAAATTAAATTTTCATGTTCAACTAATCTTTCTTCAACTTCACCATTAGGCAAAACAACTTTGTTTGGGTCAACCAAAATAATATTCTCATAGTCATTTTCAACATAAATGTTTTTCGATTGTCTGTTATTACCTGCCATAATATAAGAAATGATTATCTAATGCCGTTTTATAGTCTTGTAAAGAAGTTATTAACGGATATGGAATAATCAAGGTTGTTGAGTCAGGTATGTTTGTTTCTAATCCACCAAAATTTGGATTGGCAACCATAATTAACCATCCAAAATATGGAGTAGAATAAATTTCTTGTGAGATTTTATCTAATCTACTTTTACCAACTCGATAAATATATTTTTTATCCGTTGGTTTAGACGGTATTCTAACATATGGAACAACAGTTTGTTCTCCGTTAATTAAAAAATCTTTATATCTATTATAATACTGCATTAGTTCAATTGTTTTTGATAATTAAATGTGGTTTCATCACCAGCATTTTGTGTACTATATAGCTTATTTCTTAAAATATCAGATAAATTACTATCTTCAATATTTGCAAATGTGAACTCTCTTTGTTTGTCTTGGTCGTATGGTAAATATTGTCCATACTTTTGATTAAAATATGTATCTTTAAATATTTTAAATGCTTTTTCAGATTCAATATATGCCGAGTCGTAATAAATTTTTAATTCAGTTAAAACTTCATTTAACTCTTCCGTAAATCTACCTTTTTGTGAATTATCATCAAACTTCATATTTGATATTATTTCATCTCTAAATCCATTTTTATCATCTTTTATTCTTTTACCCATAAACGTATATAAACTAACTTCTGCCGGTGTATTAATTCTTTTTTCGTTTGATGTCTTTCTAAATCTTCCTTTTGGTTTGAGTGTTGTATTATCAGGATATACACTATATGTAAAATCAGAATTCCATTGATTTTCATTATTTGTCATAAGATAATATTCAACAAATTTATTTATCAATTCAGTCATGTCTACACCTATTGTATTAAAATCATTTGATAATTCTTCTAATGTATTTGCAGGTACCGGCTCTGAAGAAGGGTCAACATTAGTTGTACCACTAATACTAAAAATAACCGTACTTCCTTGAGTTGTTTGATATCCGTCTGAACCTGTATTTGTTCCCAAAGATTCGGTTGTTACAAAATTTAATTTATCAATGTCAAATATTAATGTTGATTCATCTGTAGTGATTGTTTGATTTGTTGTCTCCATATTCAAACCATACTCAGTTTGATGTTCTGTCATTATTTTAATAAGTGATTTCTTATAACTTTCTTCTAAAGAATTTTTAAACCTACCAAAATTACCATATTCAATTAATGGTGATGTCCCATTATTAACAGCATCAACACAATAATTATAAGTTTGGTCTACTTTTTCTTGAATATAGGTACTCTTACCAAATAAATTAGCATTTCCACCGTTAAGAGCACCAATTATATAATTTCTGTCTTTTACAAATAATTTTAAACCACCATACAAGTAATTTTTATTAATTTCTTCAAGACTAGATAATACGGTATTTGCATATGATTTATTATGTGCTGTAATATCTCTCATTATTTGTTTATAATCTGAAGTACCAGATATTGCACCAGTCTCAGTAACAGTTACTTGAGTTTGTATATTACCTATGGTTACTCCTCCCAATCTTTGATTTTCTATTGTTTGTCTTGGGTCTGTATTTCCGTTTAGTAATTGTATTCCTTCTAAAACTTGAGCGTCAAATTGTGATGCAGAATCATCTGTGATGTCCGCTCTGTCATCATACATTTCAGTGTTTGCATAATAATTAAATGTAAGTGCGTTTTGTAATTTAGCCACAGGCTCTTTTAACCCTTCACCACCAATAAAATTAAACGACATACTAATATCTGCAATCATTGGCTGAATACCAATACCTTCAGGATTTAAATCTAATATTAATGGTTCATATCTAATGTTTAAAGAATTAATTACAATTTTGGTATGATAAAAATCACCAACTCTCAAAATACAAACTGGTGGTGCACCAAATGCGGTATTAAATGCATCATTATAAACTTTAGTTATTCTTCCTGTAGAATCTTTTTGTATTGTTGGTATAGTATCACCAGGTCTCATACATTGTTGTAAAAATGTAAGTCTACCATTTAATCCTTCAGGTGTTATAGAATGGAATGATGGTTGAAAATACTTAAATTTTTCTTGTATACTTTCATAAACAACAGGGCTATCTTCTTGCATCATTTGAAAATAGTTACACTCACTTAGTGTTCTTCTTAATATTCGTTTAGCTATATCTTGTCTTACTTTTGATTCTTGTGTTGTTACTGTTGTTGTATTTTTAATAAATGACGTTTCTTGAGTAACTCCATTATTATCTGTTGTTATTTCTGTTTGTTCTTTTTCTTCTGCAGGTGTTGGTTCGGGTAATGTTTCGCTTGTTACCGTAATACTAGCCCTTCTACATGCCATTGCCGGTTGTGAATATACAGCATCCGTACCTGTTTTTGGTACTTGAGGACAATCAACTGTTTGACTATTAATATCTGTAACAGTTCCACTTTCTCCTAACGGTTTATCTGTAATAATTAATTTACCCGTACCTCCATCAGGAAAATAATCACCTATCTTTCCACCTCCCTCTATAGTTTGAACTTTTAACCAATTTTTAATTGAACTTATTCTTCTTGAAGATAATGCCAGGTTATACTGACGACCTGCACTTGGAGATGCAGTTCCTTGAAATAATATATTTACGGTATTACCTTGCTTTAATGATTTTCCAAGTTTAGCAACAAATTCTTTATTTACGTCATAAGATTCTGTTATTACATTAAAGAAAGATTCCATTTGTTGTTTTTTTGTGGGGTCTCCCTGTGTTGCAATAATTGTTGTTTTATTTGATATGTATGCCTGATAGTTATCTTGGAACGATTCGTCAGTTGTTGTTGTGGTATCATTACTAGGTCCAGGTACATCATTATCAAAATAAAATATTAGAGGTTTACTTTTATCTAAATATTCATTGAGATTTTTAGTATTGTCAGCTTCGGGCGGTGCAATCGTTGGTACTTCTTGTGGTGTTTCTGATACTAAAATTTCATAGTCCTCGACCGTTGTTACTTTATTTACTAACTCGTAAATATCAGATAAAGAAAACTGAGGATATTTTGCAACCAAATCATATATGTCATAATTTAAACATCCAGCAATAAATGAGTCAACTATAGCATTTACTTGTTCCCCATTTTGACCTTTTAATTCTCTGTCAATAATTAAATTCATAATTGATGGATGGTCAACGATAATTTTCCAAGATAAATTACCCATACGAGTTGTATTATTGTACGTGTAAATTGGTTCAGGTCGACCTAAAAATTCGTTCGGTGTCCATCTTGCACTAATATTTTCATCTACTCTTAAATCATATGGCGGAAACCACATTATTCTACCACCATTAGGACCTTTCTCACAATTAGCCAAATCTTCATATGTATATCCAGGTCTACTAGATGTTCTCCACGCTAAATTTTCAAGAGAAAACATGTATTTTTTTGGTCCATCATTTGAATAGTCGTTACCTAACATATTTGTTGTGTCTTTACCATTCATTGGAGCTATATTCAAATTATATGTTTTATCAAGAACTGAATATGTAAATTTTCTAATATTACCATTTTTTTTCTGTAAATCTCCCATATTAAAAAATGGAGTATCTTTTGTAAACACACGACAATATTCATACCCTTCAGAGTAACTATTTTCTGAAGAATATCTTACAACTCTTGAACCCTTACTCATTAACTTATAACCATCTGAGAATTTTTTACTTACTTGGTTTATTGCATTACCAGCGTGTTCAAGTTTTTTATCACTTTTATCAGCCGCATCGACAAGTTTTTGAGTGTTATCTAATATTGAACCAGGTTTGTATTCATAAATTGAATTGTTACTTGTCTTTGAACCAAAAGTACTTTTAGTTGCCGTCCATGAACTATCTGTAGGTTGAGGTGGGTTATCATTAGTAGGTCCTGGTCTTTTGCCGTATCCTCCTTCACTGGAATTACTTGACCATACAAATCCTCCGTTTATACCTCCTGTATCATATGTTGATTTTGTATTTAATCCAAAATTAAAATTATTTTGTGAACCTTCATATTCTTTACCTAATTCACCATAACCATAAACGGGTGATTGTGTAAGATACCCATATTTGTCAGTTGGCATAGCATCGGCAGGAAAAACAATATCAGCAGGTTCAGATGTTCTTTTACCAATATAATAATTTCCTTGTGGTGCAAGATTTAAATCATTTATAAAATTAAGTCTATAGTCTGGTGCATACTCATTAAATCTTAAATTATAAAATAATGAAGATGATTGACCTTGACCAGTGTTTGCTAAAAATATGTCCGATGATGTTCTATTGTCAGGTAAATTAAGTTTTTCAACTGTTCTTTGTACTATACCTAACCCTAACGCTCCCGCAACTCTTCCAACACTATTAATAGCTTGGTTTACATAACTTGCTCTTTGAACTTGATTTAAAAAACTTCTTCTTTGTGGTAATGGAAAATAATTACCAGGAATCCATGAATATGGTGCAGTAATACCTGCAACCCTAGAAACAAAATCAAGTCCTTTTCCTATTACTGAATCTGGAACTGATATACTCCAATTTGGTTCAATGATTGGTATTCTACCTGCTGCAACAGCAACAGCCTTAAATGGGTCGTTTACCGCATCTAATATATTTGCTCTTCCAACAGTATACTGATACGCATTACCTTCAGTTCTTGTTACCCAATCTCTTTGTAAAAGTTTAGCTCCAATCTGCATCAAATCAGAATCTTCGGTTAACCTTCCATCTGAACCCTGTGGGTCGTCAGATATTAATATTTGGTATGGTGAATACGTAGAAGCTATAAATTTATAATACGTATCTCTAATTGGGTTGGTGTTAAGAACATAATCAATTGGGCTACCTGCAACTAAATTTAATGATATGACCGGTGAAGATTTAACATCGTCAACCTGTAATGGTGGACCCCAACCTGTTTGTGGTGCAAATTCATTTTTAATTAAACTATCTTTTTGTGATTGTGGTGTTGTTTTTGAAGGTTCTGAAGCATAATAATCATACTCACCTAAATTAGATTGTGTTCCTTTATCATCATTAATATCAACTATATCTCCATAACCATCAAATCCATTTTCAGGACCATACGGATTTTTAACATATAATTTTTTTTCTTGTGCGTCTCCGATGTCTACTAAAGATGGTGTATCATAAACCGCCAAGTCATTTATTACCAAATCACCTGTTGCTGGTTGTGAATTTGGTGTAAATGCACCAGGATAAGTGTAAGGTTGTAGATTCCTTATAAGTAACTTTTTTCTAAAGTTTTCGGTTGAACTAAATGATAACGGACTTGGCATCTATTCTTTTATTAGATAAATAGATTGTTAATGTTTTTTTTTAACCAACAAAACCTGCCGTTGTATTACCTAATGGACTACCTATACCCGCTAAAACTTGTTTTCTAACGGCAGCAGTAAATTCATTACTCTTCATTAAATCTGCAAATTGTTGATTATTAACACCCGAAACGTTTATTTTAACTTCCAATGGACTAAAATTAATATTTTTTGAATCATTCGTTGCCATATTTTTGTCAGGAAATGTTCCACCAATAATTGTATCTAAATCATTAATCTTAAATGTATCTGCACCAACACTAAGCATTCTTTGGCCACCCGGAAATGAAACAAAGTCGTCACCCACACCCTCACTACCTCCCGTTGGTCCTGGTGATGTACCTCCTCCTCCACCCCCACGAGGTATAACGTTAAAGAATTCGACAGCACTTTGCATACTAACTGTTAAATTTTCTAAAGAATCTTTAAATTGGTTAACAGGGTCATCAAGATTTAATTGATTACTCATAGCACCAGGTAATCTTTCTGTTAGTTGTGTTATAGCAGCAGTAAATTGTGTAACCGAATTACCTAAATCTGTTACAAAACTTGCTGAACCGGTTATAAAACTTGTCACAGATTTTTTAAATTCACCTTGAGTTACAAACTGTTCTATAGTTTGAGTTGTTTGTTCACCTGTCGATTTAGCAACTGCCCTCATTAATGATTCTAAATCTTCACCCGTACTACCTTCTTCAGCAGATAAATAACCACCAGCTAATAATCCCGCCGATTTTATATCTCTTAGTACTACTAACTGTTGGTCTTGAATACTAAGTGATTTTGCGGCAATTTCTTTTTCGGTTAGTTGTTGGGTTTCATTTTGTTTTTCAATTGCATCATATAATTTCTTCTGTTGTGATTCAGTTAAATTAGTAAAATCTTCAATACTACCCTCAAAACCAGGTAATTTTAATTTTATCTCACCATTTTTACCAATTTCACCAAGATTAGCAACTAGTTGTTTTTGTTCTTCGTTTAGACCTGTAAAGTCTAAGGCTTCCATTACTCTCTGTTCTTTTGCTGCTTTTACTGCGGTGTTCGCTAAATCTTCATAAGACATACCCAATGCATCTGCTTGAGCTCTTAATCGTCTCATTTCCACACCACTGAGTTTAAACTCACCCGTTTCTTCATTAAACATTACTGCAGATTTTGCGGTATCAATAATAGCATTTTGAAGTCCCTCCATGTCATTTTCTGCCATGTACATTAACTTAAATGGGTCACCTAATGCACCAATTTCACCACCTAATGTTTGGAAACTTGCTGCTAATTCGATAGCCTTTTCGGGATTTAATAACTCTCCAGCTAACGAGGTAACTTTGTCAAAATTAATACGAAGAGCCTGAGCTCTTGCGACCATTCTACCTAGTCCTTCTACTCCATCTTGGAATCCGTATGAATTAACTAACTTAATGTTTTCACCAACACTTTTTAGGAATGTATTAACATTTAAACCATAACCTCTCGCGGTTTTTGTTAGTCCTTCAATACTCTCAATAGCCGCATCTGTTCCTCTACCTAAATCTTGGAACCCTGTAACCATTTTACCAATTTCTTCCGCAGTAAGATTTGTAGTTCTTTGTATTGTAACTAAACTTTCTAATTGTTCATTAGTTAAAAAAACGTTTCTTTGTAATGAAGTAGCAATTGCTTTGTATATATTGATGTTATCTTCTAAAGTAGCACCAATGGCAATTGTATTCTTATAAGATTCTGCAGTAGTTTTTTGTATTAAATCAGATGCCGCACCTATTTGACCAAAAATAGTCCTCGAGGTTTGTGTTGCAGCATTTTCAAGTTCTTTTAACCCTTTTATAAAATTTTCAGGATTGATTGCTTCAGCAGCCGCTTTACCTGCTCTTTTTATAAAACTACCTTCACCACTACCTGGTTCAAAACTACTTGTTGTTTCTTCAGCAAAAAACATAATCTATTTTTATGATAAATAGATTATTGTTTATTTTTTTGTTTTTCAATCATTTCATTTTTCTTATCAAATTCTTCAACTAGTTTACTTATAAAATATTTTCGTTCAAAAACAGGCATAATTAGAATATCCGAATAAGAAAAATTCGCATGTCTACATAAATAATAAATTTCGTTTAATTGATTTTTTTTATAATCAGAAGAAAGGTCGAAAAAACTCTGCCCCGAAAGTGACATTAACAAACACTTTTTCTCCTGACGGGGCTATAATTTCTCTTCTTAAATCAAGTTTTGGTTCAGCTAATCTAAGTTGTTGTCTGATATATTTTGAATCTGCAATTGGCATTTGACTGATAAACACAGAAATGTTTTGTTTATTATCATCACCATCTAAAGTTATAATTTGTTTTTCCAATCTTTTTGTAGCTATTGGTGCAACCATACCCTGAGGATATTGTGATACCAATTTGTCAATCTCTTCTTGTTCACCAATATTTAATAATCTACATTCGACCACTTTCCCTGATGTGGGTAAAGTTAATCCAATCAAACCTTTTTCATTTGTTTGTAATTCAGGCTCGATAAAATTAATTTCATCTAAACTTATAATAGTTTCAAAAGTTTTTTGTGTTATAGGGTCTGTTGTAACAACTTTATAATCAGAACCAAAAGCTGTGTTTCTTAAGAACAACAATATGGCTTGAACATCACCGTCAATCAATTCATTGACATTAAAATTTGGTTCATAAATTTTTTGTTTTAACAATGTTTTAATTACCCCCTCTGATTGAACTATATTAGGTGACATTAAAATGTTCTCGTCATTAGCAGTTAAATAACCAACCTTAATAGACGATTTTTTGTTTTTATAAAACTTTCCTTTAGAAGGTAATGAAACCACATCATGTGGTAAGTTCATATCCATTTGACCGTATTGTGCTGCTGTATCCATATTATTTTAAATAAAAAAACCATAGGGTTTCCCCTATGGTTAAATATAACAAAATACTTTTTTTCGTAAATATTAAATTAGTAA